TCTTGCCGATGAGCACGGCCAGGACGCTTCCGGTGATGACGCCGCCAGCCATGATCTTTCCGACCTTGTTGGCAAGTGCACTGCTGGTCACCAGCGTGCTCCCGTAGGTTGGCGAAATGGCAAGCGTCAACGACTTCGTCAACGAAACAGTGGTCGTAAGCGTCTGGAAGTTCACCACTCCTTGCGCCACGATGAGCTTGGGAGTGATGTGCACGTACATCCGCTGCGGCGCGGACCGGCCAGCGCGCACCGCTCACTCCGTCCAGATCACATAGCACCAGGCGTTGACTGTGGCGGGAGCCGTAACGCGTACTCGCAGGAACTTTCCAGCCCCCACTACGAACTCATTCCCCATCGGCCACTGCTTGAGGTACTGGTTCGTTGGGGCCACCAACTGGATATCTCCGAAGCGCGACACCGTCGTGCTGCCCTCGACGGTAGCCGTATAGCCCGTGGCGGCAGTGCCCAGGGTTACAGTACTTGCGGCTGCGGAGCGGTTGTTGTTGTAAGGCTGCACCCCGGCTGCCACATGCGCCGTTACGGTCGCAGCTACGTCGGTTTCCAGCAGCTCGCAGGCCACCGGAGTAGCTGCGGTCGAGCCATCGAATGAGATACCCCATTCCACCACGTATAGTTCGCGGGTATTTGGGGCAATCTGGAGCAACGTCTTGATGGCAGTACCGGTGGCAACCTTGGCCATAGCTGCCGTCGTCGGGGCTGTGCCGTTTGCGGCAAAGAATAGCTGACGCATCTCGTCTCCCTCAGAAGCTGCTGGCCCGCCGGACGGCTTGGCCTACCATCATATTTTTGCCATACTCCCAGCCGACAAGTACGGCAATGCTGTGGCTCGTGGATGCAGTAGAACAGCTATCCACGGGTTGGATGGTGGAAATCTCACCTAGCTTGTAGATGTATTCCGCATCACCCGAAGGCCAACCGGATTCATATTTTGTCGTGAATCCCGGAGAGGTGCAATTGCCATTGGCTGTCCCCGCATCCCCCTCGGCACGGATATGGCCGAAGTAAATTTCTCCTTCCGGAGAAAGTGCCGTCATATTAGGCCATGTGAGCGTGGTTGAGGAGGCGTTATTCAGAGTGCCTGCCGCGTGCGCCGACCACCTGACGGGATGGCTGGGCGTCACTAGCAGGGGAGCTATTTCTACGAAGGTCGAGCCGATGGCCGATGCGAAAGTAAGGGTAGCCACGGTGGTGCCGGTCCCAGTACTAACACCCATCCATATTTCATGGTTGAACGGCGTGCTGGCATTATCCGTAAAAATTCCGGCTATTCTGGTCCAAGTGGCCGGACCGCCCCCAGATATCGAGGCCACATTATTTGATGAACTTCCTACGCCGATATACAGCAGTGCCACATCTCCTGCGGCAAGTACTCCGAAATCAATAGACGAGACACCTGCGCCATTAACATGCCCTGCTGTCCCATGTCGTGACAGTGTAGGTCCAGCGGCGAACAAAGTGCACTCAAATGGAACTGCAACAGAAGTCGGTGAACTGGTGAGTGCAAGAGTATCAACGACGTTAAAGCCCACCGGCCCATTCGTGTCGAACAGTGCAATCGATGCTGTCGGTGAAGTAGAAATGCCTCCACTGGCCCGTGAGACCCATGGAGCCGCCTGCCCCGTCATGGTCACCGTACTGCTACCGGCCGGATCGGATGAAGTGACAGCGCCAACGGTCCAGAATTGTGGGCCATCTCCAAGGCCCGCACCTATATTAGTCTCATCGGGGGCTGTCACAGAGGTGCTTGAGGCGCGACCGGTGGTCAGCGCTGAGGAAGTATCAGTGAACGCCGAGCCTGATGCGACACCGCCCGAATAGGCGATAGTAACGCAAGCCCACGCGCCCGTCTGGGCCAGGGTGATTGTCTGGTTCGTCGTGGCATCACCAGCACTGAAAACCCGGTACCGCATCTCCCCACGGTTCGTGATGGTGCCACTGAGAGCGGAATTGCCAGCCTTTAGGGCCGTCCAGGCATTGCCTGACGCTGGCCAAGTAGCCGCCGTCGGAGTAACGCTGCTGCCAACCCCGATAGAGATCACAGCGATCAAGGTGTGGCCAGGTTGAAGTCCGGCCGGATATGAGAGCGTGGCGCTGGTGCCAGTGCCAGTATTGACGGCACTGGCACCCACGAACTGTTCGCTGGCCACCAGAACTCCACTCAGGTGTACTTGACCTGGATGGTGGACTGGATTGAGTCCCCCGTGTTGAGCGCCAGGCCGGTGAATGAGGCATGCAGGTACATGGAGGCGTTTGCCACGGCATTACCGGGAGGGTTGCCGAGAGTGATCGTCGTGCCGTTGGCGTGAGTCGCAGCGCTGGAGCCATTGACGGCTCGGGTCACGGTCAGCGAGGTTGTGCCGGAACCGGCGGTCACCTGCATAACCTCGCCCTCGCACTGGATGTAGGTGTTGTTCGCCGGGGTGTAGCTTGCCGCCGTCGTGCCCGTGGTGCCGGAGGTCGTGGTCGGCGCGATGGACCAGGTGGTGGAGAACGGCTTGGTGGCCGAGTCCGTCAGGAACACTTCCGCGATGGTCTGGCCGGACAGCGAGGTGAGCGTCCCCACGACCTGGTAGGTGTCGTTGGTGGTCGTGGTGGTCTGCACCGAGCTTGTGCCCGTGGTGCGCGTCTCCGCCCCCTCAATGAAGGGAGCCACGTCGGTCACGGCAGCCGTGGAAGTGCCGATGCCCCAGCCCAGCACCTTCGGCTCGGTCGCGGTGCCCTTCATGGAGTTGACGATGATCTCACGGCCCTTGGCCGTGACAACGACGGTGGTAGCCATTACTGGCTCCTAAGCGCCTTGGCGCGGTGGTTGGCGAGGACGATGTTCCGCTCCACGGCGGGAGCCTTGAAAAGCTGCCACCAGAGGTTCTTGAAGGGGTTCCGGAACCGGACCGCAGCGTTGTCGATCACGTCCACGGTGCCGTCTGCGCGGGTGATGACGTGGTTGATGGAGACGCGGTGGGCACCGGCCGGGAGGGACAGGCCCTTGTAGCGCATGCGACCGGCGTTGGGCGGGGCGACGGCGCAGCCGCAGTGCGGTGGGTCGCACACCTCCACCTGCTTGTGGCCCTTGGAGGTGGGCACGACTTTCTTCGGGATCTTCATGCCTCCTCCTCCAGCTTGGTGATGACTTCGGCCACGGCCTCGGAGACGACCTCCGTGCTCAGGTCGAGCTTGTGCACGACAGGTGCGGGAACAGTCCGGGACCAGTCGCCGTGTGAGCAGGAAGCCGACCCGCTGTTCTCCGGCCAGCCGCCCGGCCAGCATTCGAGGCAGATCGGGCCGTCGCCCTTTTTCCAACCCTTCGGGGGCATCAGCTTTCCTTCTCGCACTCGCCGCCGCAGCGGCTACAGGTCTTCACGAAGCTGCCGAAACCGCAGGCACCGCATCGGAAGCCGACGCTCTTGCGGGTGGCACCGGCCATGGACGGATAGAAGCCGCCGCCCTTGGCCATCACGGCGGCGTCGGAGGGGAGCATGTGGAAGATCCCTTCCCTGTCGCGCTTGTAGCGAGCACCGGACGGCGCGTCGACCTCCGCCACGTTGCTGCCCTGAGCGCAGACCTTGACCGTGTCGGTCATCCGGCCACCACCGATCCGGCTGCCTGGAGGTCCGAGGTCAGGTTGGTGACCAGGGTCGCCACGTCCGCCGTCATGCAGGGGAAGTCGCAGTGCGTCCGGTTGATCTGGACGTTCGCGGCGTGGTTGGCCAGCAGGGTGTCCACGTTGGCGGCGGAGAGCGTCGTACCGAGGTAGGTGTTGACGCGCGCCAGCACGGCCCGGACACCGGGCCCCGCGAACTTGTGCGGGCCCACGGCCACGATGGTGACGCGCGAGGTGCCGCCCGTGTAGTCGTTGGCCTCAATGTTGAAGTTGACGCCCAGGTTCGCGGGCGACGCCTTGACCGCTGTTGGCATTGCTACTCCTAGGTGGTCGTCAGGTAGCTGAGGACCGTGGACGTGGCACAGACGGCCCACAGAGGGCTGTTGCCCAGTGCGCCGATGTTGATGATGCCGTTGATCTGGATCGGCAGACCCGTGCCCGTGGTGACGCCGGGGCCGCCCACGTAGACCACGGCAGCGCCGTTCGACAGCACCACGGCCGACTCCGCGCCGGGCGGCACGGACGGGGCCGGGACGACGAGAATGGCCGACGAGCCGACCGTGACCTGATTGGTGACTACGGACATGACTGCCTCCGGGCGTGGGGGCGGCCCCCGTGGAGGGGGCCGCCGATCACGGATGGATCACTGCACGCCGAGAAGCAGGCCGGAGAAGGCCGGGGCGTAGTGCACCATCGTTCCGAAGAAGTAGGTGCTGGAGTCGTAGGTGAACTGCACCTGCGGCCAGTCGACGGCCATGTAGTCCTGCACCGTCCGGATCTCCGCCGTGGCGGTGATGCCCGCCGCCGGGTAGGGGATCGAGGTGGAGCGCAGGATCACGCAACCGAGGGGCATGAACGGGTGCACGTTGAGCGGCACCATCTGGCTGGTGAGCTGATTCTGCAACCCGGTGACCGCGACGCCGATCGTGCCCGCGTCCTGGCTCATCATGATGCGGAACGGGAGGTTCTGGGCGTTGTTCTGGAGGATGTTGCCCAGCTCTACCTTCACGTTCGGGTCGAGCCAAATGTCGTTCGGCTCAGCGAAGTTGAGCTGGTACATCTTCTGGAACGCGGTCTGGAACTCGGAGCCAGGCGCGGTCGTGGACAGCTTCGCGTTGACCCGGTTGACGTAGCCGCCGTTCGCAGGCAGCGTGCCGAGCCAGCCGTCGTAGCCGTTGGCGTCGGCGGTGGTGTCCGCGTTGGCGGGAAGCGCCGCCCCGGTGGCCACGGAGGTGAAGGTGGTGACGTTGCCGACGAAGTTGTACTGGAACGTCTCCGTACCGGTGCCGCCTGCCGCCGCCGTGACGTACAGGTCGTAGTTGAGGGCACCCACCGGCTCCGTCGACACGGTCACGGTGATGCCGTGGCTGACGGTCGGGGTGACGGTGACCTCGTTGGACTGCACGGTCGCGCCGAAGCCCGCGCGGCCCAGCACGATGATCTTGTAGGCGGAGGCCGCCAGTGAGCCGGACGCGCCGGAGTCGGCTGCGGAGATCACCGGAGCGGAGACCGCACCGGAGTAGCCGTTACCGGCCGAGCCGCGACCGTAGAGGATCGCCCTCTCCTCACCCATGAGGTGGGTCCACAGGAGAGCGTGGCGGGAGAGCTGACGGACATCCTGGAAGCCAGCGCCTGCGAACTGCGCCTCCCAGGTGACCATGTCCGAGTAGCCCATCTCGACATACGCGGCGGTCTGGTCCGTCATGTTGTAGTTGATCTTCTTGCCGCGACGCAGGGTCATCGGCCCGAAGGCGGCGGTGTCGGACTGGCTGTTCATGAACGGGCTCAGGTTGCCCGCAGCGGCCAGGGTCGAGCCGGTAGAGCCACCAGCGTTGTTGATCGAGTCCAGTCGCTTCCAGTGGGTGGCCAGACCGCGACCGTCGTTGTTGCGCGAGGTGCTGTTGCGCAGCGGCGTGTGCAGCGGTACCAGTTCCTTCGCGGGAGCCTGGAGGTCGTAGGGCACCACGCCGGTCGAGAGCGGGTTGGTGGTCGTCCAGTCCTTCGTGATCTCCGCGATCATGGTCCGGGCGATGTCGATGTCACCCTGGATCGTGGCGAGCTGGTCCGGGCTCATCGCCTTGGTGAGGCTGGCGACCTTCTCGAACACCTTCTCCGCCGACGTGGGGAGGCCGGTCGGGATGATGCCGCGCCCGTAGGCGAAGCCGTACTTGCCGGAGTCGCCCTTGGCGAAGGACTCGTTAAGCCCCGCCTTGTAGCGCTCGAATTTCTCAGCGCGCGTCGCGCCGTCGCAACCCTTGAACATCATCTCCAGAGGGGAGACGTTCGGGTCAGAGGTGTACCCCATGATGGGCTCCAGGTGAGGTCAGGACTCGCCGCGCTCCACGCGGTCGGCCAGGGCGTAGTAGTCCTCAGCGATCTTGGCGTCCAGCTTCTGCGCGTACTTCCGCAGGGTGTCCGCCTTCGCCTTCTTCTCGGCCCCCGGCGACTTGTCCATGGTCGGACCGTCGGGAGACATGAGGACAGGACCACCGGGAACGGGCGTCGCCAGGACCTTCGTCAACTGGGCCTCAAGCGCCTCAATGCGCTCCGAGGAGGCCGCCATGACCTCTGCCACTGCCGCCTTGACGGCATCAGCTACCGCCACGGTGTTGTCGGGCTGCGGAGCGGCTTTCACGATCTCCGGCTCCGCGTCCTTCTTCTTCGGAAGGTAGCCAGCCGGGAGGCGATCAGTCAAGCCCAGGGCCTTGGCGCGGGCCACGATGTGCTGGCGGATCTCGTCGTGCGAGTGCTTCGTGCCCCGGCCGACGGCGTGGATGGCGTTCTCCAGATCCTCGCCGTTCTCGATCGGGTAGGACCCGTCGGGAAGCGCCGCGCCGGACTGGGCGAGGTCGTGCCGCTGCTGGGCGGTGAAGGTCCGCTTGTACCACTCGCCGTTCGCGTCCTTGACGATGAACTCGAACTCGTTCGGGAGCGCCACCTTCGGCGCGACCGGCGCGGGGTCGGCCTCCACGGGCTGGAGCACGTCCAGGTCGTCCCCGACGGTGGCCGCCTTGGCGAAGGCCAGCTTGGCGGTCGGGTTGCACGGACGGTCGACGTAGCTGACCTCCACGATGGTGCCGCCCGTGATCCAGTTCTGGCCGTCCCGCTTCTCGCGGATGCCGTTCTTGATCCCGATGGAGTAGCCCTTGTAGACGCCCTCCACGATCTTCTTTGCCGCGACAGGATCCACGCACTTGGACTTCACGTGGTAGTCGTCGCTGTCGACGGTCATCTCCAGACCGACACCGGCCGCGATCGGGCCGTGCATCTCCCGGATGTTGCCCCACTCGAACCACTCCGGCATGGCGCGCTTGAGCCACGCCGGGTCGCAGCGGTCACCGTCGAGGTCGCTGGTCGGATTGGTGGCAGACCCGTAAACGATCAGGTTGCCTTCGGCGTCGCGCTCCGACTTCGTGATGTCGGCCGCGTAGGCGAATGTGAGATCCATCAGGCACTCCAGACGACACGGGGGTCATCGGCTAGGTCGGGTGCGTCATCGGGCGTGACGACGTTGAAGGTGAAGACATGGCCCGCGTTTCGCGGCTTCCGTGCCCAATTCCTGAAAGCCGCCAGCTCAGCGGCCTTGTCGATGTCACTCTCCGAGTACTTCGCCACCGGCCGGGCGGCCGGTTTCGCGCCGGGCGCAGCGGGCTTCGCGCCGGGCGTGGCACCGGGCAGCGCGGGCGGCTGAGCGGGGGGCTCTACCGTCACACCGGCCGGGGCCAGCTTGGATGCGCCCTCAACGAACAGGACACCACGGTTGGTCCTGATGAAGGGCTTGTTCGCCTCCGGGAACGAGAACAGCGGCAGGTGCAGCCGGGCCCGGTCCTCGTTCATCGTGGCCCGGCCGCCGGACACCCGCGCGTCCCAGACTGCGTCCTGCGCGGCCTCGTCCTCGTCGTCCAGACCGGCGAAGCGGTGTACGACCTCGGGGCGGATGCCGAGCTGTTCGTGGGAGATCCGGCTGACCTGCTGCGAGAACCAACGGGTGTCCGGCAGGGTGGCAGAGCGCTCGTAGGTGTCCTGCTGCGACTCGTGGAAGCCGCTGGAGCCCAGGCCCTGCGTCTCGGGGAAGCCCAGCTCGCTGATCGGCACGTCGAAATGCGTGGCCATGAGCTTGATCAGGAACAGGTCGTAGTCGGGCTTGTAGCGCTCGTCCACGCTGTTCGTCTCCACGGCCTTCATGCCGGGGGCCAGCAGCTTGAGGCGGTGACGGCGCGCGATGTCCCCGCTCATCTCGTCGTTGAACGCCTCCTCCCACATGCGGCGCTCGGACGGGTCCATGTCGACCTCACCGGCCGCCGACTCGATCCACGCCTGCGGGATCACCCCATCGTCGTACTCGGATAGCATCCATCCCTGGCGCTTGAGGTAGAGCCGCGCGGAGATCAGCGCCTGCTCCGTGGCCGAGAAGCCATACATCGACTTCACCCGATTGCAGCGCCGGATGTAGTAGAGCTGGTCGAGCCGGTAGGCGTTCGGGATCTCGATCACGCCGTTGTCGTGCTTCATGTACGTGGCCGTGTGCTCCCCGCGCGGAAGCCCATACAGGATCTGCTGGTAGGCCGGGAACGGGGCTGCGGGTTTGCCGCCGCGCGCGTCGCGCAGTGGCTTCATCGTCGCGCCGTCGATCAGGTCCAGCGAGTAGAGGTCACCGCCGTACGTCTTCTGGGGAAAGATCACCCAGGCGTCCACGGTCAGGTACTCCTCCAGCGCGGCATACACCCACTCGTTCCAGGAATAGTCCTGATTCTTGCCGGGGAACCGCCAGAACTCCGTGGCCTTCTGAATGTCGGAGGAGTACTCCTTCGTCAGGTTGGCGATGATGTCCTGCGTCGGCTTGCCGGGGTTCTTGGCCGCCTCAATGTTCACGGCCTCCGGGTCGATCGTGAAGGCCCAGTCGCGGGCCACGATCTCCTTCTGCCGCTTGCTGATGCAGCGCCGGATCAGGTCGATGTTCTCCGAGGCGTCCCGCAGAGTCGCGAAGGGGACGTGCGGCGACGGCAGCAGGTCCAGGTTCCAGGCGACCGGGTACTCCATGTACCTCGGGTCGGTCCGGCCGTCCGGGCGCGGCGGGTCGAGCGGGGAGGGGATGAACGGCTGATTCGGACCGAAGGTGGCCATGTTCCGGGGATCACGGGGGAGCGCGGTGTACGGGTACCGGGCCCGGTCCAGGGCCGTGAACTGGTTGATCAGGTTGTTGACCGCCTGGACGCCGTCCTGCACGGAAGCCTGCTGCACATGTACGTTGAGCGCCTTCTCATCGGGCGTTGGCCTCCGCCGGAGCAGATCCCTGATGGCCATCGCGTCCTCCAGGCAGCACGGTGATTCCGCGCTCTCGCAGTAGTTGATGCATAAAGCTCTGCACGTGGCCGACCTCCAGCAGAAGCCGGGTCAGGCCCTGCGTCAGAGCGTCCACCATGTCGTCGTGGGCCGCGTTCGGAAATGAGGCGCACTGGTCAACGAACGCGGAGATCCATGGTGCGATGGTAGGGGACGGCAGCCAGATGTTGCCCGCCTCCACGAACGGAGCGATGGCGAAGGTGCGCGCCAGCTTGGAGTCCTTCGGGGTGTAGGCGACGATCCCGCCCAGCTTCTGCTTGAGGATCGAGATCACGGCCGGGCCGTTCGCCTTGTCCTCCACCAGCTTGAGCCGGGCCTGCGGCCACTTGGCCGACAGAGCCACCATGGCATCGCAGGTGGCCACCACGTCCATCTGCTCGTAGATCAGGTCCAGCACGGTGATCTCTGCGTCGTTCTGCTGGAGCACCATGCCGCAGACGAAGTCGGAGCCCTTGTCGTCCTTGAAGGACATGTCCCAGCTCTGGATCACCCGGCCGCCCCGGAAGGTGCGGTACGAGCCGTCCTGGAGCTTGCGGGCGCGGGGCAGGTCGTAGTACTGCCACCACTTGCGCAGCAGGATGTTGCCCTGCTCGGGCGAGGGGCGCTGCTGGTAGAGCGCGGTCCAGTCGCGCGAACCGACCTCAAGCCGCCGCTTTTCCCAGTCGGCGGCGGTGCGCCCGCGCGCCGAGACCATCCATTCGCCGGGCTCGCGGCCCAGGGAGTCCGGGATGGCGTTCGGCAGCGGGTTGCCGAAGTCGTCCAGGATGTTCTCCGCCTGCGCCGGGATGTTGATCACGGTCCAGTAGTCCAGGCGGGGCTCCAGCTTGCCCTGCTCCAGCAGCCAGCCCGACAGGTCGTCCTCATGCCAGCGCGTCTGAATGACGATAACAATGGCGTTCGGGCCCAGGCGGGTGACGGCGGACGAGGTCCAGAAGTTCTTGGCCTGCTGGCGCACGATCTCGGAGTCAGCCTCGGAGCGGTTCTTGACCGGGTCGTCCACGATCAGTACATCGACCGGGCGGCCGGTGAGAGCGCCGTCGATGCCGACGCAGTAGACGCCGCCGCGCTGGTCGTCAAGCTGCCAGCGCCCCGCCGACTTGGAACCGGTCCGCAGCCGCATACCCAGGTCGATCTGGCCATCCGTGCCGTCGAAGTTGTTGATGTCGTTGCGGATGTCCCGGCCCCAGCGCTCAGCGGTCGACTTATCGTACGAGACGATGCCGATACGGAGGTCCTTGTTCTTGCGCAGGAGCCACAGGGGGAAGTAGTGGCTCACCCGCTCCGACTTGCCCTCCTGCGGCGGCATGAAGACCATCAGATGCGGTTGTTCCCCATCCTCCGAACGCTGGACTACATCCACCAAAGCCTGGTCGATCAGCTCCAGGGCCGGGGTCTGGCGCGTTGCCGGGTTGAGCGCGATGGCGAGGTCCCCCGGCGCGGGGTACTCGTCGGGCGCGTCGAGCTGGTTTGCGACGCCACTCCAGATGTCCGACACGCGCGCTCACCCCCCTGACGACGGCTGCGAGGATCTTGAGGACAGTAAACACGCCCAGGAAGACAAGGGCGAGAGCCAGTCCGGCCTCGCCCCCGGTCTCCGCCAGGAACCACCACAGTCCAGAGTGCATCAGTAGCTCTGCGCTCCCTGCCAGTGTGCCCATGCGGCACAGGCCCCGCCGTACACCGAGTCGACGTACGACTTCATCCAACGGAGCTGCGTGGTCGGGTTAGTCGCCCAGTCAGCGCCCGCGCTGGCCATCTTGTTGCCCGGCAGCGCCTGCGGCAGGCCGTACGCGCCCGATGACGGATTGGTGGCCCTCGGATCCCAGCCGGACTCGTTCTGGATGATGTTCGCCGCGCAGGAGTACTGCGAGCCGAAGATCCCCTGAGCGATGCCCTGGATACCGCCGAGCGTCACGATCGGCGGAATGACCGGCGCGGAGGTGTTCTTCGGCGGGGCCTGGACGGCGGCGTGCACACCACCGGAGGGCCGCATCCCCCCGAGCGGGTGCCAAGAGCCACCGGCCCAGCGTGAGGCCAGCGACTGCTCCGCCACGCCGCCGTTCGGCCGGTGCGTGGAAGTGTCGATGATCATTCCGCCGCCGACGTAGATGGCGACATGGTCGGCGTACCCGGCGTTGTAGCCGAAGGCGATCAGGTCCCCCACATGTAGCGCCGACAGCGAGACGTGCGGCAGGCCCTTCCACTGCTCGTCGGCGGTACGCGGGATCGAGATCCCGGCGTGCAGGTACGCCTGCGAGGTCAGGCCGGAGCAGTCGAACGCGGCCGGGCCGTTACCGCCGTACAGGTACGGCTTGCCGATCTGGGCCTTCGCGAACGCAACCGCAGCCTGCGCGGCGCTCGTCCCCGAAGTAGTGCCCCCCGCCGCGTTGCCTGCGGCGGGGTGCACCGTCACATCGGGCGAGTCGGCGGCGCGGTGCGAACCGGTGCCGGGGTGAACGACGAGAACCTGACCGGGGAAGATCAGGTTCGGGTTGGAGCCCACTACCGACTTGTTGTCCTGGTAGAGCTGCTGCCACGTCTCGCTGTACTTCGGAGCGATCTTGGAGAGCCAGTCCCCAGGCTGGACAGTTACGTCGACTGCGGCGGTCATCTGCTGTCTTCCCGGCCCGCCTCAGCCAGATGCTCCGGCGCGAGAGGGCCTTTCGGGTGGTGGTGTCGGCAGACCCGGACCGTGGTCCCGTCCTGCCGCTTGGCTTCATGGCGACCGAGTCTCCAGCAGCCATGCATCTGGCAGTTCCACTTGCGCAACCCAAGAAGCGTAGCCCCAAGCATCGCCACAGTCGGCAGGAAGCTGCCGAAGCCGGACCACATGCCGTACCAGGGGCCGCTGTTTCCCAGGCCGAAGACGCGGTAGAGCAGGTCACCCATCGGACTCCTCCTCGGGTATCGGGCTCAGCGGTGTCCCCATCGCCGGAATGGGCCGGGGCGTCATGCGGCTGCCCAAGCAGTCCTTCATGGATCCTCCCGCGTTCAGGTACACCTTGTGCAGCGCCAGGCGCGGCTTGGCTGGGCCTTCGGCCGGAAAGAGCGGCAGGATCATGTTCACGGGCACGATGCGCTGGCACTCAGGACAGAAGCCCTCGCGCTCCCACTCAACCGCCATCCATGTCCCCCTGAGGCGCGGCGCAGAACTTGACCCAGTCATCGCGGGTCATCTCCCACTCGCGGGGGCGGCCGTAGATCATCAGGCAGATGTAGCGAAAGAACCACTTGATCAGCCACTCGCGCATCTCGCCTCACTTCATGATCTTGACGGGGGCCGGTGGCCGCATCCACTTGTCCAACTGCTTCACGGGGATGATCTTGTAGCTGGAGGTCGCCGTCCAGAAAATCTCGCAGATCGGGATCTCGTCGCCCTCCATCCACACCTTGACCTCGTTCGGGCGGCAGGTAGGGCACGTGGAGACGAACCACGTGCCCTCGTTGTACTCGCTTGTGGCCGGGCGGCGCTTCGGTGCGTGCATCCACGCCAGCGCGACCGCGAAGGCCCGCAGATCCCGTTCGGCGCTCACTTGATCTCTCCTGCCGGGGCCTTGATGGTGACCGTGGCTTTATCTCCACGCGTCAGCCGAATCGTCTGCTGGCCCGCTGCGATCGTCACGCAGCCGCACTCGTCGTAGCTGACCACCACTGCTGTCGCCCAGATGACGGTTTCGGGCGGCCTCTCGCGTCGCCACTTCACTAGCTGTCCCCCTTGTCGCCCAGCCACACGACCAGTCCCACGATGATCACGGCTATGCCGACAATGATCAGTCCGACGGGATCGCTCATCTCCAGTGCCTTCCGCAGTAGAACCCCCACAGCCACACCGCGCCGCCCATGGCGACGCCCAGGATCACATCGGCCGTCACCGCTTGCCACCCCGGAACACCAGGAAGCACAGCAGCGCGGCGAAAACCAGGATCATCGCGGCCACGGCTACGAAGCCGCCGATGTCAGACCAGATCACGGGGTACCTCGCCGGTCCCGTTGCACATCCAGCAGGCGGGACAGCACGCTGCGGAGCAGTCCGGGCCGCAGCCGCCGTACCCCCCGCACTCGGGACATTCCTTCATCACCGGGGGCTCGGGATCGGTCGGCTGCGTGTAGTGGCCCCACATCAGCGGTTCCTCCGCTCAGCGTCCCTGATCGTCTTCGTGACCTTCCTGGCCGCCGCCGCCGTCCACAGATCGGCCACGATCCGCAGGACCAGCGCCAGAAGCATCGCGCCCAGGATCACCACCACGAACACAGCTCCGCCCATCACTCCTCATCGCCTCTCAGGTACTTCTCGAACTTCTGGGCCACGACGATCGTCTGGTCGGACCCAGACCTGGTATGTCCCGCCAGCTCTACCGCCAGCCGCAGAGCGAGCCTGCGGGTCTTCGCGGCTTTGCCCGTGTGCCGCTTCGCTTCTTCGATCGAATCGGCGAGTTCCTGGAACTTGCCGACTGGCAGCACCACCGTCAGGCTGTACGGCGTCTCATTGCGTTCCACTGCCTTGGCCTTCACGACTCCTCCTGCTCGAACGTCAGGGTGTACTTGCCGCCGAGCACGAAGTGCTCCGCCACGGCCTCGGTCACTGCCATCTGGAAGTTGACCCACGGAGTCGCCTGAGACCAGGCGAGGTTCTCGGGACAGTGGTTCGCCGAGAAGGAAAGCTTGACGTTGGTCGGCCCCGCCGCCACGTACCTCGTCTCCTCCTTGCCGGACAGGAACACCTTCGCTGTGATCACTTCTTGCCTTTCGTCACGGGACTGCCGCAAGCGCCACAGAACCCCTTGAGTACCCGGCCCGCAGGATGCGGGCACGGGCGGTCGACGTAGCTGACCTCCTCGACGGTGCCGCCGGTGACCAAGTTCTGGCCGTCCCGCTTCTCGCGGATGCCGTTCTTGATCCCGATGGAGTAGCCCTTATCGCGCCGATCCACGGTGATCGTGCCGTCGGCGTTGTACCTGGCGGAGCGGACCACCTCCGGCATCGGCTCGGTGTCGAACGACAGCACCCTTGCGTCGTTCGACGTGGCCGCCGTCGCCTCCCACGGATCGGAATCCGGGACGGTCCGCACCGAGTCGACCGCCGCCTGCACCGAGGCCCGCAGAGGTCCCTGCGGCCCGATCAGCTCCAGCACCTGGAACCCGGCCCGGATCACGTCCGCCAGCCGCACGTCCAGCCGCTCCATCGCCTCCACCTGCTCGGTGGACAGGTACACCGTCGTCGTCTTAGCCATGCCCCGAAATGTACCACACATACACGCCTAGTCCACGTGTACGCCTGACCTATTCCGAATGGGTTCCACATGGCATGTGGGATGCACATGTGCCTACTGCGGAATTTTTTGGGCGGGGAAATTCGCGCGGAAGCCAAGCCCAGCCCATCGCCGGAGTCCCGTCGGGAAGCCCGTCGGGGACGGCCGGGAGGGCTACCGGGCGGGCCCTCCGGGCGGCGGCAGTTCCCCCAGTGGGGAGGTCCCGACGTGGGCTCTCAGCCGCCTGGCGACCTCCCGCTGCGCGGCGGCCAGGGGAGCACCATCCAAGCCAGCGGCCCGCAGTGCAGCGGCCACGGTGGCACTCAACAAGGCCACCTGCGCTTCCTGTACGCGCACCCTCCTATCATCTAGGCCCAGCTTGTTGATGCTGGTCAGGACCCTGGCGCACTGGTCTAGCAGGTGGGTGTACACAGTCAGCTCGGCGCGGGTCTGCTCACTGTCAGTGCGGTACCGCAGCTCATCCAGTGCCTGCACCTTGCGGCCCAGCACATCCTTGATCCAAACCATCTCCGCAGCCACGCCCAGCAGCGCGTCAAAAGGATCTCCAATAGGTACATGCTCGCCGCGCGCAATGAGTCGATTCGCCTCGCGATTGGCGGCCTCTCGTGCCTTGCGCAGGGCTTCGCGTTCCTGGGCTTTGCGCTTGACCTGTCCGGCTGCGCCTCCGTGTGTCCAGCACACTGTTCCGCCCTTGAGTGCGTGCTTCTCGCAGGGCTTGCCTGTTCTCTTGCCGTGTCCGGTGCACAGCCTCTTGCACTTCTCTCCGGCCCCGGCCCGGTAGGCGCGGCATGTGAGGCAGAGCGACATCGCCTCACGCTGCCTTGTGCTGGTCTGTGGGACGTACCCCGGTAGTGCCGTACCAGTGGCCTTCCAGTAGGGCGATGACGGCTGTGTGGGAGCGCCAGACGGGGTCTTTCTGTTCCGGGGCGGCGGGTTCGGGGTCGGGCGTCTGACCTTCGGTTTCCATGATCTCTCCAGATTGGTTTGGTCAAGTCTTGGCAAAGCCACGCCGATACGGGTTGACACGCTGCCCACGCACGCGTAGGCCAGGGAGTGCAGGACAGCGTAACCGCTACTTGATCACTTCACCCCACCCGCCAGCGATGGCAGGGCAGCACTCCCGCCGAGGATGGCGGGGCGACCCGACCAACAGGGACGCGTACCGACAGACGACACACGCTGTCCGGCGCATCGCATGGGAGGAACCTCCCCATGAGCGGACTACGTCCGACGGCTGAAAGGGTGATCCGGTCTACGTCCTGGCGACGTTGTAATGATCTTGATTCCGGCACTCCCCCAACGATCAATGCCCTGCCACGGACTGACGGAAGGTCCCGGCACTAGACAGCGGCCCGGTAGTCGGCCGTGTATCTAGCACCCATCTTGCGCGCGTAGTACGGGACTTGGTCATGCGTGCCGGATCTCCCGGCACGTTTGATCATGGAGATGATCATCATGGGTAAGGTTATCCACCTCAATGCCAGGTCAGGCCGCAAGGCCGGGTGGTGGGAGTACCGCGATGTGATCGCAGCGGGCAAGCCTTTCCGTACATGCGGCGCACTCAGCGGTGGCCCCGTCACTGCCGATGACTTCCCGCTGACCTTCGGTCGGCTGGACAGCAAGTACGCCGTCCCGCTCATGTTCGCCGTGTACGTGATCTGGTCATACGAGACGCCTATCGCATGGCTATCCCACTACTCGGACGCCGACGTTTGGTACGTGCCGGATGAGCACTACAGCGCGACCACGACCGCTCACCAAAACAAGATCCACGTAGCCATCGCAGAGCACGTCAAGCTCTGGGGCGGAAGGGTGGTCCGGTGAGCCGCTGGAAAGCCGCGCTGCTGACTCTGGTCATCGCGGCAGCGTTCGGCATCGGGATGCTGACCGGGGCGACCGGTCAGCGGCACGCCGACCAACCGAAGTACGCGCCGTCCGTCACCAGCTACAACGATGGATTTGTGGACGGTCACTGCGATGCGACCACAACCACGGCCCCGGAGTTTGCGCAGTGCCGCGCCAACTTCAACTCAAACTAGGTGGTGATCCCGCATCTAAGCGGCGTACGGGTGCAACTCCCGTACCCCGCTTAGGGGTTAGATCACAGAGAGGTAAGATCATGAGCGTTGCAGGCAAGGAAGCTGTGACGCGTGTCTCCTGCGCCGCATGGGTGGCGACGCGCCCGGCGACTATGAGTGCGACTGCGAACGCCAGACGTTCTCCACTCAGGAGTGTGAAGGGTGCGGCTCATGGCCCCACGGTGAGCGGCACGCGATGACCATTCGGATCTGATCACACGCACGGCACTCCGCATCCCGACTGCCATCGGCACTCTGCGTCCCGTAACGGTGATCTTGAAAGGCTCCCTGCCCGCGTAGGCGGCATCGGCTCATGACCGGCAGGGAGCGCGTCCCATCCATCCCCTGACTAGCGAGGTAGTCATGTCCGTTGAATTGATCAAGGTCTACGCACACCTGGTAGCGGTGCGCGGAGAGGATGCCGACGGAGAGCAGTTCGAGGAGCTTGCGTTCGTCGCGTCCATTCACCGCGACGCTCCGTCCATGCGGGAGGTGGCGGGGCAGGTGCCGTTCTTCCTGCTTGACGCCTACTTGCTTGACGGCTTGCAGGTGCGCACGGGCGTGTCGCTTGCCGAGGCACAGCGATGATGCGTACGCGTCATCGGCACATCATGCTCGGTTGGGGTGCCAGGGTTTTCCTGGCACTCGCCGAGCGTGCGATGAGAGAGAAGTGACCATCGTGAGAGAGAGCGACTACGTACGACCGGCCGGACTTCCCGCCGTCATCACGGACGTTGACGGTCGGGTGTGGTCATGGTGGAAGGGCGCGCTGTACCGCACGCCCCGCCCCGATCTGTACCCCGTCAACGAATGGCGGGACGAGGTCGGACAGTCGGCCGTGCCGCATCACATGATCAATGTGCATTTTGATCATGACCCCATGATCCAAGACCGGAAGGACGATCATGCGTGAGGCTGTGAGCCCGGGCGCAACAAGCGGGTACACCTGGTGCGCCTGCCGCGACTGCATGGAGCTGGGCATCAGCTCAGACCAGCGCAAGCAGGAACTCTGCGCCGGGCCACGGGAAGCATGAGCACCGAGGCTGACCCGCTTTGATCACGACCGGCCCCGGCCGGTCCTGGTCATGGATGGTCATCCGACCAACCACTCAGAGAGGAAAGATCATGTCCGCAGAGACGTTGCAGTGGCTCAGTCAGAACACGCTGATTGGCTTCACCGACAAGCGGGGGCAGGCGTGGCACCACAGGCAGGGTCACAGCAACAGCTACCCCGGCGCGGTCCCGCTGGAGCGGGTGGAATCACTGTTCGACTTCACCGTTGACCCCCAGACTATCTACGTGATGGACCCGGCCGCGCCGCTCGGGTTCGCCGAGGTCCCCAACCGGCAGGCTTGGGTGTCCAGCCGGACGGCGGAGGTGCTGGGCATCTTCACCAACGGCTACAAGGGTCACCAGTACTCGCAGTGGCTCGTGGAGAACGTGGCCATGATCCTGCATGGTGGCTTGGCCGTCGGGTCGGCCGGACTACTCCGGGGTGGCCGCCAGGCATGGGTGTCCGTGGAGGTCCCGGAGAACTTCACCACCCCGGAGGGCGTTGCGTTCCGGCCCAACCTCATGGCCGCGACGAGCTTTGACGGGTCACTGGCCACCACGTACAAGCGCGTCGTGACCAACGTGGTGTGCGACAACACCATGGCGGCGGCGCTGCGAGAGAGCGGGCAGCAGTTCAAGGTGCGCCACTCCGCCAACAGCCTGACCAAGATCGGAGAGGCGCGTGACGCGCTGGCGCTGATCGAGCAGGACAGTGAGACGTTCGCTGCGGAGGTGGCGGCGCTCACCGCAGTGACCATCACCCGGCCGCAGTGGATCAAGATCCGGAACGAGATCCTCGCCCCCATGCCCGAGAGGGGCAAGACGGGGCGGGGTCAGACCATGGCCACGACCAAGCGGGACGAGCTGGAGCGACTGTGGACACAGGATCTGCGCGTCGCCCCGTGGTCCGGCACGGCATTCGGCGTGCTCCAGGCGGACAACACGTACCGCCAGCACGTGCAGAGCGTCAAGGGTGCTGAGCGCACCGAGCGCAACATGATCAACGCGATCGAGGGGACCACGGTCAACGCCGACCGCGACACCATGTCCCGCGTGCTGGAGCTGGTGGGCAAGTGAGCTGAGAGAGCCATCGGGTCCCCGTCTCGTACGGGGGCCCTCTTGGTCCGTCAGCGACTCAGAGAGGTGATCAAAATGGGCCGTCACCGGTCCCGTTCCTACCGGCTACTGTGGACGGCCCTGCTGGTCGCCTCAGCCGCTTTCGGTCTCTACTGGACCCTTCGGTCCGGTGGCCACCCTGCCGCCCTGCACGCGCTCACGCAGCACGCGCCGAGCGGGCTTCCCGTCCAACCGCCCCGGCGGCCGCTGCACCTCGTGCAGCCGCCGCTGTACACGGTGCGGCCGGGCGACAATCTGTGGTCCATCGCGCTGCGGCACCACGTGCCTGGCGGGTGGCCCGCTCTGTACCGGCTCAACCACTGGACCGTGGGGAGCAACCCGAACCTGATCTTTCCGGGTCAGGTTCTGCATCTGTGAGGTGATCATGAGCGCCAACGAACATGTCGTGGTCCTGGTCTGGATCGGACACGACGGCGGCCTGTACGCGAAGGCGGGCAACGGCCCGACGCGCGTGCGGGCCGTCTACGCCTGCCGCGCTTTCGCGCGCGGCGCTGGACTCAAGCCTGAGTCCTACACGATCCGCTACGTCGGGTCGCGTGAGTCCCTGTTCCGGTCGGCGCAGGACCCGCTTGACCCGTCCCTGACCGATCTCGACTACTGGCCCGACGCTGACGAAAGTGAGGTGAACGATGAACGACACGACTGCGAGGCGGGCGAGCGAGGAGACGGGCCCGAGCGGAGCTGATCTGCTGGACGAGACCCGCGCCTACCTGGCGCGGTTCGTCCGCTTCCCGAGCGACGCTGCGGCCGACACCGCAGCGCTCTGGGCGGCGCACACGCACGCGACCGACCACGGCCGGATGCTGGTATTCGACTCCACGCCACGATTGGCCGTGCTGGGCGACGTGGCCGGTTGCGGCAAGACCCTGTTGCTCACGCTGCTGGAGAACCTGACGGCGCGCGGCATCCTGGTGAGCCAGCCGACCGCGCCGTCCCTGGTCACCCTGATCAGGGACGAGCACGCAACGTTGATCATTGACGAGATCGACCTACTGTTCGGTCCCGGAAATGGCCAGCGGGATACGCGCACCCTGCTCAACTCGGGGTACAAGCGGTCGGGAAAGACGGCGCGGGCCAACGGCGTGATCCACACCTTCGCGCCGGTAGCCCTCGCCGGTCTCGCGAGCAACTTCTGTGCGAACCGGCATCTGGCACCGACCCGCGAGCGGGCGATCTTGCTCCGTATGCGCAAGCAAGAGACCAGAACCACGGACGAGTACCAGCAGCGGCTGCACGAAGGTCTCGGGTGGGCGCTGCGGGACGCGCTTGCCACGTGGGGCCAGGCGAACGCCATGGACCTCGGCACGGCGTGGCCGGACATGCCGGAAGGTGTGGCCAACCGCGCGAAGGAGATATGGGAGCCGCTGTTCTGTGTCGCCGCCGTAGCGGGTGGCGATTGGCCGGACCGTGTGAGCCGCGCGTGCCAGGCGCTCGTTCTGGGCGACGGCAGCGATGCAGACCCCGAGCCGTCCCCGCGTCAGCGCCTGCTGGCGGACCTGGGGGCATTCGACTGGGGCAACGGCAGCGCACCGACCGTGCGCCTGCTGGAGTGGCTGTTCGGCCTGCCGGGCGCGCCGTGGCGGGCACTGTGGCCTAACGCTGGCGCAGCGCCGCGCGAGTTGGCCGCCATGCTCTCCGGTGTCGCACGTCCCACGAAGGTGTGGGCGGACGGCAAGTCGCAGCAGGGCTACAAGCGGGCCGATTTCGGCACGTACCTTCCGGATGCCCTTCCGGAGGAAACCACGTCTGACCAGCGGCCTTCCGGACTTCCGGACGATTCGCTCGCTCAGGAAGGGAAGTGATCAAGATGGACGAGGACGAGTTTGTAGCCGACGTGGGCGGCGTGATCTTCGCGCTCATGTTCCTGCTGGCGCTGGTCGGCAAGCTGCTCGGCGCGTACCGCAAGTGAGCAGGTTCGAACCGGGCCCGGGCCAGCACGCCGCGCAGTGCGGCCCCGAGCGCGGGATGCTGATCTGCTACTGCGACTGTGGGCTGTGCATGGATGAGCAAGGCCGCTGCATCTGCGAGGGCTGCGGTGCCTGGCACTCACATGGCCAGAAAGAGGTCAAGTCTCGTGGGGCCGACGGGCCCGGGAACGCGAGGGAGACTAAGCCCTCAGGTTAACCCCGGGCCCGGCCGGTGGAGGCCCCCTCCAGCACCGCTACGGCGGCTTCCGGCCTTGCTCCGCGCCCCTCGGCTAGTCGAGCCTACTCACGCGGCATGACTGGCATCCTAACGCCCCCGGCTTCGGCCGGGGGCCCTTTTTTCATGCCCCGAACAGCTTCCGTGCTGCGGCCGCCCGTTCGGCTTTCTGTGCGGCCTCTGCCTGCTGACCTGCCGCCTTGACCAACGATTCCTCGCGGGTCAGCCCGCAGGTGGGATGCGGGCACGGGGTGTGCTGCCAGTGCAGCATCCGGATGTTGGAGCACACGCACGTGTAGGCGTTCGGCTTGCGAAGGAGATGGGAGCCGCAGTGCGGCGCGCGGGAACGCTCGGTGCGGGCGACGATGAGCGCCCGCAGGTGCCGGGCACGGTAGTCCACGTCATCCATCATCATCTTGTAGCAGAGCCTGCCCCGCGCCACCTGGTCCGGGTACACATGCGTCAACTCAGGAACCCCTTCACGAACTTCTGCGCTTCCCAGTCGGATGCGCTGGCGGTGTGCGCCCCGCCGTGGCCACGGTGGTGGAACTGGCAGAGAACCATCAGGTTCTCCTCGCTCTCGATCCACGCGCCGACCTGCGATGGATCGGTGACCCCGGGGTACTGGAGCTCAAGCATCTGCACGTCCTCCGGGAAGAGGATGAACATGTTCTGCAACGCCCACTCGACGTGCGAGTGGTGGACTTCCAGCGGCAGATCGAGAGTGCACTCGCTGTAGTCGCCGCGCGCCTTGCCGACGGCGCACAGGTAAAGCGCCGGGTCTTTCTTGATCTTGCGGTGGAAGGCGTTGAAGTCGGCGTAGTGCGGGTCACCCTCGCGAGTCCCGTGAGCGGGGTAGTGCTCGGTGTACCGGCTGCTCTTGATCTGCGCGTGGGCGGGGGTGATCTTGTCGTCTGCCATCTCTGCCTCCTGCGGCACGGACTACGGGATTGGCCAGGGGGGCGTCTGCGGTGCGGGGACCCCGGCATACGTCGCAGCACACCAGGCGTGCGCCCCACTTGCCGTAGCGGCGCAGTATGGGCCAGGAAGCGGCACTGTGGCCGCAGTGCTCGCACTCGCCCGCTATGCGCAGGCGTGCACCGCGACGCTTGGTCCCCTTAGGCATCCCGGCCCCTTCCGTTTGTGCTCGGACACAGAGCAGCGCCGGTAGCCTGCGTGACCGACCGGCGCTGCCTATTCTGTTATCTGTTATCCCAACTGCCTTAGGTAGCTGGGGGTTTGTAGGCTGGCCATTCACCTGGAATCCATGCTCCGGGACCAGCGAGAGGCGTGTTCATGAAACGCTCGGCCCACGGCTGGTGCGGGCATCCCATGTACAGCACCAGATCGTACAGGTTGATAACCGTTCCGCTACCCAGCACGGTCGGGTGGGTGCCGTCGCACTTGAGTAGGGAGACTGTCATGGCTTGAGTCCTGCCAGGTCCATGGGGGTCACGAAGCCGTCCCAGCGGTCGTCCTTGAACAGCCGGTAGGGCTCGTAGCACCAGTCGACCGCTTGTGAGCAGATCATGTGCTTGGAGGTCTCGATGTACGACCGCAGGCCGGGCGCGGGAATGTGCAGCGCGTGGGCCGTGATGGCCAGATAGTCCAGATCTGAGTAGGGCGTACGCAATTCGGCCAGCATGTTCGCATGGAGGACGATCTTGCTGCGCATCGTGTCGGTCAGGTCGGGGAACCAGCCGCTGGACCACAGAAGCTCGGGCCGGTGCAGGTACGGGTTGGGGGTCTTCCGCGCGCCGCCCGGCCGGGCCTCCACGATCATGCCGTCGCCCACGTAGATGAACGCGTGGCCGTAGCGGGTGGCACCCTCGGGAACCTTGCGGTCCTCCAGCAGGCGCAGCAGGCGTTCCCCGGCGCGGACACCCTTGCCGACGTTGCCGCCCATGGCTACCAGGCCGAAGTCTCCGAGCAGTAGCTCAGTCATTCATCATCTCCAGGCTGCCTATGTACCGTCCGCCGTAGGTCTCGGCCACAGAAACGCCGATCGCTTGGGACAGCTCCGTGAACGGCTTTCCTGCGTCGCCTCGAGGGATCTTCATGGCCAGGTAGTCGCCGCACCTGGTGCAGGTGAAGTCGAGAGTGAAGTTGAGTTGGGGCATTCGCACCCAGCGGTGGCCAGCGCAGTCACTCATACCGGCCGTCCGATCTCGTCCGGCGTCCACCTGACGGCAGCACCCTTCATCCTGGGGTCGCGCTGGCCAACGATGCGCTCGTAGCACGGAAGTTTCTTACCGACGTGCTTGTACGCGAGGATCGGCAGTGCGTCCACCCAAGCCGCCCACTTGAACAGCGTGTTCCAACTGGTGCGGGTGACGAACGACGCGGGGGACAGTTTGCACTGCAAGAACAGGAGCTGACCCTGCTTAATGGCGATCAGGTCCACGACGGTTTTGGAGCCCGCCGACCGGACGACCTCGTAGCCGCAGGCGCGAAGATCATCCCGAACGTCGTGCTCGAACCGCGTGCCGCGCGCGTACTGACTGGTCACAGTTCTTGACCATCCGATCTGAGATTATCACTGGCCGGGGCGGGCGGGGACGGCGGTGCGTAGCTGCGGAAATGCACGCACATCTCGCAGGAGCAGACGCACTTTCCCTTGCCCCGCCCGGGGAAGCACAGCTCCGGATCGTGTCCGTATTTGTCAAGAGCCACTGAGCAGCCCAGCGATAGAGTCACGCGGAAAGCGAGCCTGAATGTCTGTCGCTGTTGGCTGCACCGCCCCACTGACGGAGGGGTCGAAGCAGAGCAGCATCCCTCCGAGGCCGATGGGCTGCCTGTAGGTGAAGCCGGGGGTAGTACCCGTGGGGGTTCCCCATGCGACCGAGTATCCAACGTACAGCTCATGACTGTGCGCAGCATGCAGCGGGGGGAAGCTCATCGCAGTAGTCGAGGGAATCTCCTGCGTCGCGGCCCCATCCACGTGGACCACGGTTGGTCCGGAGAACTGCTGAGCGTCATACTCCGTGCCCCATCCGGCATTGCTGGCAGACAGCACGGGGGTGATGGTGGTTCCTCCCGTGTGCTGGACCTTGCCGTACCACAGCTCCATGTCGAATCCGTTGCCGGACCAGTAGCCGGAAACGACCTTATTCCAGGACGTGACACCGCCGCCTGAGATAGAAGTGATGTGATTGCCACTCGTCGTGTCAACGGTTGCGGTGAAGACCACCCAGTTGCCCACCGTCGGGGCGGGGATGCTAAGGGAATGCAGCCCCTGCGCCCAGGCTCCGTGGGCGGAGCCGACGCGGGCCCAGGTTGAGGCAGCGCTGGCGGAGGTGGCCGCAAGCCCCATGGTGAAAAGGGATGAGATCAGTGCAAGTACTGCTGCAACGATAGAGAAACGCTTCATCTTTCTATGCCTTCCTGTGTGCTGATTGGCCGAAGCCATCCTATTCGATAACGCGGGCCGTGCATCCCCACCAGCGGGGGCGTGGGTCGGGGCCGTAGGTGCGGATCTCCACCCGCAGCGGGTAGTGCTCGGCCGGACGCGGGAGAGCACCGGCTATGCACCAGCCGCCCACGTCAAAGCCGCTGACCGCAGAGCCGGGGGCGACTATGACGTAGTGGTTGACCACTTCGGGGTCCGCTGCGGTGTAGACCAGCACGTAAAGCTGATCCTGCTCGGCGGCGAGGGAGAACAGCCGGGCCTCGACCTCTGTGGCCAATTCCTGCACGAAAATTTTTGGGGGCGTCTTCACTTGAGGGCCTTCGCCTTGCGCTCAAGTACCGTGCCCATCTCCAGCTCCAGCTTGCCCTTGTACTGACGGCCGGACTTGACGACCCCGGCGCGGGCCCAGCGGTACAGAGTGACCTCGGGGGTGCCGGTGATGGCGGATGCGGTGGGCACGTCCAGCCAGGTCTCCTGCCCGGCCCGGTAGCGGGCCAGACATAGGGCGGCATGTTCCTCCCTGGTCATCGCGAGCTGTCCTTCTCCCATTGCCTGAAATCGGCAATGGAGATGCGAATGCTCCGGCCGATTCTGGTGTATGGGAGCAGCCCCGAGTGGACGAGCCGGTAGATGGTCATCTTGGAGAGCTTGTACATGTTGGCGATCTCAGAAATCGTCAGATGGGTGGGCGGGGGGGGTGGTTCCTTGTCCTTGGTCATCCGATGTGCCTCTCTGCTAGATGGGTCAGTCCCTGCTTGGCGAGGTTCTGTGCGAACAGCCGCTCGAACGCCTCAGGGCACTCCTCGCGCAGCTCCTGATATGAGCGGTCCAGCGCCCGCTGGTAGCGGCGCTTGTGGTCCCGCTTATCCTCGGTCATGCGCTCCAGCCGGTCCTCCGCGAAGCATTCCCTGCACCAGCTAGACAGCCCCGACTTGCGCCCCGCTTGGCCGTAGAAGCCCTCGCGCGGCTTGCGCACCTTGCAGCGTGTGCAGCGTCGCAGCTCAGCCACTTGATGCCTCCGGGATGCCGTGAGCGATGTAGTCCACGATGATCTCAAGATCGTAGTAGGCCCCGGTCTCGTTGAGCGGCCGGACCTTCCCGTTCTTGGCGTAGTAGAGAACGCTCGCCAGCGAGCCGGGGTACTCGACGTTCGACCACGCAGTCAGCGCGGCAGCTCGGATCTCCTGATCAGCTTCCATCTTCGCTCGCTCCTTCCAGTCTCTCGATCTCCCGGTTCACATACCAGGCGGCCTTGCGCAGGTCGTCCAGCTTGGATCCCTTGAGTCCGGCGCGCCATAGGTACTTGACGGCGTTGCCGACGTTGAAGCTCATGTGCTCAACGACGGTGATGCACTCGACGCCGGACGGGTGTTGGGTGTAGTGGTCGGGATGGTTGACCTCATTGCCGCCGATCACTCCGCCTGCGGCATATGACCGTCCCCAGATGTGTGCAGTGTCGCGCGCAGTCTCCGATTTCTCCGCGTCCGGACTCCACGCCCAGTTCTGCTGGCATGTCGGGCAGTAGTGCATGGCATAGATCCCATGCGTCAAATTGGTGATGTCGCAGATGTGCCGATGGCCGTCCTCGCCCGGGGCGGAGACGCCAGGACAGGGGTACGTAGCCTTAGTCATCTTCCAGCTCCATGAACTTGTGCACGCCGCCCCACGGGCAGAGCGTGATCTTGCCGTGAGTCGAGTGGATGATCGGAATTTCGTGCGGCTCGTTCCATGAGTTGACCAGCCAGCCCAGGGCGTAGGCGTCACCGGGATTGGCGTGAATCCACGTGTGGCACGCCTGGCAGATCAGCACCAGGTTGTCCAGTGTGTGCCGTCCACCCTGCGAGCGAAGCTTGCGGTGGTGCCGCACATCACCGCCGGACACCATCTCAGTGCCGCACTTCTCGCAGAAGCCCATGGCGCGGGCCTCCAGCGGCGGGTTGAGCTTGCTCCAGTCCGGGGCGGCGCTCAAAACTCCTCCCAAAGTGCGGAGAGCGTGTGGTTGGTAACGTCCAGCGTCACCTCCGTGATGGCCGCGTGGCTGGGCATGTACCGGAGGGTCAGCGCGTCCAGTGCCCCGGAGTTGAGGATGTTGACCTTGAAGGTCCGAAAATCCGGGGAAATTTTTGGCGCGTCGACCGGCCCATCCGGTATCGCCCGCGTGATGGCGTCCAGGTAGGCGACCTCAGGTGCCCTGCCGACCGCCGGGCACATCACCCCGTCAGCGCGGTGCATCGGCACAAGGCCGTTCTTCTGCTTGCGCACGCGCCTGGCGCAGGCCGGGCAGGTGAGCATCCATTCCTGGCCTGGGTCGCGCTCGTACCACTCGCGAGCAGAAGCTGGAGTCATCTTGCTGCCTGAGCACGGCCTGCCCGGCTTTACTTTCCAGACATGTGAGCCGTCCCTAGCCTGCACGGGCCTCGTCTCATTGTGGCGACAGAACCTGCCGGACGTGAGGACAGTCATGTCCCGGAGGCAGAAGGGGCAGCGCTCGCGGTTCAGGTCAGCCCTCATTCCGCATCCTTCTCCGTCTCGGTCAGTAGGTCTTCCAGCGTCGGCATCTCGACGCCCATAACGGCTGACATGAAGCGGGCCGTGGCGGCGTCCTGCTCGCGACCATATGCGGCCTTCGACTCACTGATCTCCCGGCGGAAACTCTGGGCCGCCTCCGGGCTGATGTCCATCGCCTCGGGCGCGTACTCGAACAGCTTGAGCCGTGACCGGTGCGCCATGTCCTCCAGCGCCCTGATGGTCGTCAGATCGACGGCCAGACCGAAGTTTCGCGCGTCCCCGCGCCGACGCTTCGCAACACCCTCGCCCAGTACGTACCACGGGCCGCAGCCCGTGTCACGACGGCATATCTGCGTCATGGTGAACGTACCGTCCGAGGTGGTGACGATGCGGGTCTCCGGGTCGAACAGGTCCACGGGGAGATGCTTCTTTCTGCTCATTTCTCCACCTTCACGTGGGATTTGGCGGACGTGGCTGGCATCCAGACGCAGTGCAACAGGCTGGTGTCGATCGGGCTGACCCACCACAGCAGGCCCTCGTCGCGGTCGCTCACAGCGGCGCAGTGGTAGACGACAGCCCCTACCCAGACGGCACCCCCATCCCCCCGAAAATTGTAGTCGCACCCGGCCTCCCACTTGGGCTCCGGCTCGGGAACGGGGGTGCGGGTCTCCTCTGTGATCACACGCCGTTCGACCAGGACGATGCGGTGGGCGAACGGGATTGACCCCGCCAACGACCGCTCATGGTGGTCCAGCCACGCGCGGGCCTGATCCAGCTCCCCCCATTCTCTCTGGGAGCAGTCGCTCCAGGAACTTCCCCTATAAAAAAGCATCTCGACCTTGTAAAGCTTTGTGCTCTCGGTCTTGCGGTCCATCAGAACAGACCTTCCGGGGTTTGGGTCGTCAAGGATTGTGAGGCCAGTAGTGCGGCCCGGTCCGTCGCTCGGCAGCAGCCGGGACAGAGCATCTTGAGCTGTCCGGCCGTTGAGCCGCATTTGCCTACTAGCGATGCCCTGCTGGACCAGCAGGCGAGCCGAGAAGCTGTCCCATTGAGCTTGGGACAGCGCCCTCGGGTTGTGCGGTGGCTCCGGCCGCACTCTCCGGTGCATTCGCACTGGCCACCACACCGCTCCATCACCTCGTCGTACTTGGACTCGTCGGGAAAGAAGGCCACTACTCGGTCAGCGCCTTCTCAACTGCGGCCTTGAGATCGAACCCGTGTACGCGCTCGAACTCACGCACGCGCCGTACTGCTCGCCCAGGTCCGCGAGCCAGTAGCCAGTGTCGGTAACACTGATCGGGAACACCTGCCCCCGGACCTCGATCTGATCTGCCGGATAAACGCTCATATCCTATTCCTTACATCGAATGTCGTGAAGTCGCATACTGCGCAGGCGATTCGGGCTCCCATCCTGACCAGGGTGGTGCCGCAGCCTGCCGGGCAATCGCCTGCCGCGCTGGCCGGATCGGTCCGGCCGATGACTCCGTGAACAGAGTGAAGTATGCGTGCGCTCTCGTCGGCCACCCAGATGGTGCCGTTGGGTTCTTTCACTGCCGCTTCGCTCATGCGCTGCGCCGTCTCCAGGAACGCCTCGGGGACCATCGGGTTGGGCTCTCCGTTCCACCAGGGGCGGAACGGAATGAACTTCTGTCCAACCGTAACCGCTGCCCACTCCAGAGTCCAGCGACTGTGGCACTCGACCTTAAAAATCACGTCGAGCACGTGAACCTCAAGCGGGGGACGGCCTTTGAAGCCGGAGCCGGATGAGATCCCGTGGCCGCGAGTCGTGATCAGCGCCTCGTACAGGTCCCCGTACACACCGGCCAGCGCGGTGAGATCGGCGCTCGCCTGACTCGCGGCCACGGCGGGGTCCACTTCACATCCGCCTTCGGCCCAGCGCACGGGGAGCCCAGGTCTCATAACCCGTGGTGGAGGCGGTGCTGCGCTGCTGGTCCATCACCCACATGCGGTCCTGCACCCAGGCGATGGCCACGCTCCAGGTGGGGAAGATCCGCGAGTCCATGTCCACGAACCCGAACGCCGGAGCACGCACTTCCCAGTAGCCGAACCGGCGCGACTTGCTGATGTGAAACTTCTGAGTCTTCAACCTGTCTCCCTGAGATGCCACGGCTGGGGCGGCCAGCCTCCCGTACGACGGTGCAGCGAGATCGCCGCCATGGTGTCCGCGAAGCCCTGCTGGCTGCCGTCCTCGGACCGCCAGTGCTCTTTGCAGGATTCACAGTAGGTGCGCCAGGCCACGTCGGACCAAGGCGGGTCGCCCCTGCGCCGGACGCGAAAACGGTGTACGGGCACACCTACCATCTCCCCCTGCTCGCGCTGTCGCGGAATGAGCATTGTCATCGCCGCCCCCTCTTGCGCAACTGGTGCGCCCGGCAATCGCGGGACACGCCGGTCTCCTCGAGAATCCCCGCCTGCTCACCCCGGCACCGGGGGCAGGGTGCCGCGAGGGCACCAGCGGCCGGTGGCTGGCCGAACTCGTTGATGAGGATGTTCCCGGCCCACCTCAGCGCCTCAAGCGGCGAGAGGCCCCGCTGAGCCGCTTCTCGGCGCAATTGTGAGCCGCGCGCCAGCTCGCCGGGACGGAAGCCGTCGGAGTCGACCTCCATCCAGCCGTTACGGCAGGGGTACGTGTGGGTGCAGGAGCATTCCGGCCACGGACAGGCCCGGTCCACTGCCTGCCGCGTTCCCTGGTCGGCCGGAATACGGGAGCGGCGGGCCAGGTCGTACGGCTTCATGAACCTGCCGCCCTTGCCGTAGTACTCCGTGATCCGTGCCTTCGCCTCCGCCAGATCCTTGACCCCCACGCCGCAGTGGGTGCGCCAGGATGCGATCAGTCGGGCCATCTCCTGTTGGTCGGGCGCGTTGCGGGAGTCGCCGTCGTAGATCAGCCCGATGACCTCGGCCCACTCACGGTCGTTCATGGCTCGTCCGCCTTGAGCATTCCGTTCGCGTCGAACAGGGCGTCGTAATCGGTGCTCTTGCGCCGCTCCAGGGCCGTCCGGAGCGTGTTGACCGTGAGCGCCCAGGCGCTGTGCTCAACATCCTTGATCGCCAGCTCGATCTCCTCGGCGGAGTATCCGGCACGCAGCGCCCTGGTGATCGAATCGCGTGCGGGGTGAAAGCTGGCCAGCGGGCCGGAGCGGTCGCAGTACGCCTTAGCGATCTTGTCGGCCTGCTGCGTTCGCGACAGCGAACCCGTCCTTTCTGGTTCCTTTCTGGTTCCTTTATGGTTCTGGGTCTCAGCGTGAGACCCCTTAGTCTCCCTGTGAGACCTCAGGAGGTCTCCCTGTGAGACCCCTAGGGTCTCCCTATGAGACCTCAGATGGTAGACGCTGGACCTGTTCCGGCGACGCTCTACCTTGATCAGATTAAGCTTTTCGAGCGCCTTGATGGCTCGGAAGACGGACGCCCTAGAGAGCTCCGTCATGCCGACCAAGTGATCAATGGAGGGCCAGCATGATTGCGTGCCATCCGCAGACCGGCAGCAGTCAGCCAGGGCGATGAGCGTCATCTTCTGCTTGAGGTCGAGTCCTTTGATGGACCATGCCCAGCGGCTTGCCTCAACCGACATGAGAACCCACCCCCCCGTGCACCGCCTGCTGCATACAAGCGAGGCGGCCCGTCTTCCAGAGGCGCTCTACTGCGTCCCGTACCTCTCGCACGGTGAGCTGAGTGGCATAGGCAACTGTCTCCTCGGATGGCCAGGGCCCCACGACACCCTCGCCGCCGTCCGCCATGGCGACCAAGACGAACTTGTCCACTGTTGAGATTTGAGCCTGATCCCAGGCCCACGCCGTAGCTGCGATGCTCATATCCGAACTCCCTTGGTCCAGCGCGGCCGGATCTCGTCCTTGCGCAGGATGTACGCCCGCTCGTATGGGGTGCTGCCGCCCCAGATGCCGTGCTCCTCCTGCTGGCGCAGAGCCAGGTCCAGGCACTCCATGGCGAACGGGCAGTCGGCGCACATCTTGCGGGCCTCCTCCTCGTCCGAGGGGGCCGACGAGAAGAACAGCTCGGTCTTGCCCTGGCACGGTCCTTCCCAGCCGCAGCGCATCTCGCGGATCTCCTTCGCCGCCCGCGCCGTCCAGTACCGCAGCGCCAGCGCGTCCCGCCGCTCCCTGATGCGCATGGCTATGCGACTGGACGGGAGCAGGCTGTGCGGGTCCTCGGTGCTGTGCGCCTTGTAGTAGCTCTCCACGGTGCGCTTGGGCATGTCGTACATGTCCGCCAGCTCGCTGATGGTGTTGCCGCCCCAGATGCGCACCGGCTTGTAGCCGCCGTGCTGGAAATGCCCCGGATTCATGACTCCTCCAGCGGGCAGGAGTACATGCACAGCGAGCACACCAGGTAGCCCAGGCGGCCGGGCTCGTAGAGCAGGTGCTTGTGGCCGTCGTCCACGGGCCGCAGCGCCTTCGGGCCGCGTATAGTCCGGGCGAACTGCGGATGTCTCCCGCCGTTCAAATCCCTCTGGGCCTGCAAGGCGGCCTTGGATCTGACGCGGGCCTCGTACCTCCGTTTGTATCCCATCACTTGATCCTTTTCACGACCGGGTAGTAGCTGCCGGAGGATGTCCGGCGCTGTGAGATCAGGAAGGGGCCGAATCGACCGGCTACGCCCTCCAGGGCGGCCCTGGCGGCATCCCTGCGCTCCATGGCCCCGTCCACTGCTCCCGAAGCCGACAGCAGGCTCTCAGCGGCTTCGCGTATCTCCCCCGCGCGCCACGGATCGTCCATCATGGACTCCGGATCATCCGCGCCGGGATTTTCCAGCCCTTCGCACTGGCCGGGCCCGTAGAACGGGCAGTAGCTTACGCAGAACGAGGCGTGCTTCTCCGGCATGGGGATCATGTCGTTGTCGGCCGCGCGCTTGATCTCCTCCAGCCACGCCAGAGCCTGCCGGGCCAGGTCCACGTCCAGCGGCGCTTCCCATACGTAGATGTCCTCCTCGGTGCCGTCGCGGGGGATGTAGACCAGGCGCACCTGCACCACGGGCTCGCCCAGTTGCAGGATGGCCAGGCCGTACGTGTGCACCTGCGCCTGCTGCTGCATGGACGGGCCGTGCTGGCGAATCCAGGCCAGGCTCTTGAGCTTCGTGGTCTTCCAGTCGGTCACGGTGCCGTCGTTGTAGCGGTCCACATGTCCGATCAGGCCCTCGGCCTCCACCTCGACCTCGGTAGCCCCGGGCAGGCGCAGGCTCTCCACGTCGCCGTGGATGGCCGTGCCCATCAGGGACGGCAGCCGCAGCACGTTCGGGTTGATCTTCTCGGCATGTTCCAGGTCGTAGAACACACGGCGGCGGCAGCCCATCAGCGAGGAGAACCCGACGCCGGACGAACTGCGCGGCCTGGCGTCGTCCTTGGCGATCCAGGCGTCCATCAGCTCACGTGCTGCGGGGTGCATCACCCCATCACCGACAGGGCCGCGTAGTCCACGGTGCCGGTACGGAAGTCCGTGCCGTCCATGCGGATAGCCTTGTAGAAACGCATACGGTTCAGCCTCCAAGACTGAGGGAGTTGCGAATGGACGCGGACAGGGAGCGCAGGGCTTCCAGGTCATTCTCGATTCGCTTGCACCGACTTTTAGCCGCCTTCAAGTTGGCCTCTGCGATACGCAGGGCCAGCGCCTGCTCGGCCGTGTCGCTGGTGACCTGCGCCTTCACGCGGTCCACGGTCCACGGCTTGCCCTCCAGGTTGGTGAGGCCGTCGCAGTCGATGTAGCCCTTCGCCTTGGCGACCTCGTACGCCACCTCAAGCTTTGCGATCTCCAACTCGGACTTCTCCAGCCACTCGTACGCGGACGAGTTGGCTTTCATGAACTCGATCAGCCGCAGCTCGATCTCGGCCGGTGTCACAGGCGGCCGGTAGATGTCAGCCATGGAGGTACTGCCTCCGCTTCTGTTCCCGTTCGATCTCCGCCAGGTCGGCCACGGTCAGCTCATACCTGCGCTTCGCGTCGATCATCCGCTGGTACGCCTCGTCCTTCGCGTATCGCAACGCCACTGCTTTCACGCCTAGTTGGCCATCGCTCAGCTCACGTGGGTTCATCTGCCGACTCCAGGTTGATGCACTGCGCCGACATGGTGGCGTACAGCAGGGAGTCGAACTCCACGTCGAGGCACCGGGCCCACTCGTTGAACGCCTCCGAGCACAGGGACGCCATGAAGTGGATGAGCTTGGCGATCATGTCTGGGCCGTTGATGTCGACGTTCTCGCGGATCTCCTTCTGCAACTTCCAGAAATTGTCCTCGCGCTGCTCCATGGTGAGACCCGGCTCGGCGTCCTCACGGATGCGCCGCAACAGGATCTCGATAGCGTCCACGATGGTGCCGGTCTTGGGCCCGGCGTCCTGGTCGCTCACAGGATCTCTCCTCTCGGTCTGACTGTCCGGACACGCCGGTAGCGGCCGGTCGCGGGGTCACGCACGCTGATCATGTTTCCGAAGGGGGCGCTTTTGGGCCCTCCAGGGCCGCCTTGCGCTCGGTGGCGAACTGGCTGACGGTCTTGTCCTCGCCGGGGATCATGAACTTCCGCTGCACAGCGGTGAGTCCACCCATGATGTCCATCAGCCGGTCCACGGTGGTGGCGGAAGCGATGTCCGCCACCACCTTGTCCAGCGGGTCCAGGTCGGCACCGGGGACAGGTTCGGACCGGCGCTGGCGCGGCTGGCTCGGGGGACGGCGCTCGAACGTGCCCTCGTCGGGCGCGGAGTGCCGGTCGGCGTCGTCCACGCTGGACTCGTCCAGCGGGATCATCGCGGCGGCGAACAGGAAGTACTTGAGTGCCATGCTCTCGGCCTTGGAGGTGGCCTTGTCCCACTGGTCCAGCGCCTCGCCCGCCATGGAGCCGGTGAAGCCGTCCCCGGCCGGGCCGTAGATGGTGTAGCGCATGGTGATCTTGCAGTGCATGTAGAACTTGCCGTTCACCTCAACCATGTCCACGTCGCGGGACTCGACCTCGGGGACCAGCATGACCCCGTTCTTGCGCATGGGACCGGCCAGCGCGTTGTAGAGCTGGTCGATTCCACGGAACTTGAAGCCCTGCTGCTTGTTGTAGTTGTCCTTGCCGACGGCCAGCAGGTCCGCCATCGTGGCGGCCCAGGCGACGTGCACGGAAGGGGGAGCTTTCTCGACCATGATCCCGTCCTCGACTTCGGGGGTTATTCGCTGCCCTAACACGGTCTCATGGCGCGCCCCGGATGTCTACCACCCTCCCGCTACTTTTTCCGTTGCGCAAGAGCAACGCAGAGTGACCGACAGATCACATATGTGAGCCCCCATCCGGGGAGGTGGTCGAGGTCTGCCCGGATGGGGGCCCTGCCTACACGTCCGGGCCTTGAGCGAGGAGGCCCGGTTTTCGGCTCGTCTCCGACTGTAGGCTATCGGACGAGTCCGCCGCCAGCGGTGTCGGTGAACTGTATGGCGGCCGCCTGCGCCGCCTGCGCCGTCTTGCGGCCCTCGTACACCGAGTCGGCAGCCACGGCAGCGGCCACCACCCCCGCCAGGACCGAGGTCACAGCGGCCTTGTTGCCGTGCAGCAGCGACTGCACGGCCGGGTTGGCAGCCAGCACCACCAGCCCGGTGCGCACGCCGCGCCAGAGGTGCGCGACACCCGCGCGGGTCTTCGCACTCATGAGGTTGACCATCACTCAGCCCACCATTCGCCCTGCCACCAGGGCCACCAGGACCACGTCCGTCTTGACGCGGATCTTATCCACGCTGCCGTCGGTCGGCATCGGGAAGTAACGCTTGTCGCCGTTCACCGTGACCGGCACGGTCTCCACGGCGTTCCAGCCGCCGCCGGTCTTGTGGAAGAAAATCTCCATGGTCCCGTCGCTGTGCTGGGCTGCGAACTCCCAATAGATGGCGGCGTTGAGGAGGCTCCCCTTGGGTGCCTCCGGCGTACCGGCGGGCTCCACGGGGAAGTCGATGCCGATCGGGTCCGGCATGATGGTCAGGTAGGTGGCGTAGCCGCCGGAGTAGGGCATCGGCTTTCCTGTCGGGACGGGCACGGGTGCGGGCTTGGGTGGCGGCGGTGCCTGCATGTCCCACAGAGGCAGGTCGTCAGCGATGACGGACAGGTCGTAGGCGGAACGCGACACGAACTGGTGCGCCTCCCCGCCTTCCAGGGTCTGCGAGTTGTCCCACGACGCCACCCAGTAGCCCTCGTCGGGGCGCGGATTGCGCTCCACGACGGACCGGGAGCCGTACAGTATGTCCTTGTATCCCAAGGCGATGATCTCGGCGTTGAACGCCTGCTCATAGCTGGCGTCCACTGCCGTCTCGTAGTCCAGGGCGATGGTCACGCCACCGTGCGGGAAGCCGTGGTAGGTGCGGCACTGGGCGACGGCCTGCTGGGCCTCGGCCTTGCCGTCGTGCCCGGCCGGGTTGGAGCGCACCCAGATGGGGAGCCTCCAGCGCTGCGTGGTCCGGTCCAGGTCTGTTTGCGTCCACACATGCGGCGTGTCCCCGCCGATGTAGAACGCGACCGTGTTCGCGGCCGGGACGTTCTGCGGGGTAACCGCGTCGTAGCAGATCCTCATCTTGCTACTGCCTTCCTGCGCTTGCCTGCGATGATCATATTGACCATGGTGCGATGCACCCCGTTGAAACGGTCGATGGGTTCGATCATTGGAGAGAACCGCCTTTGCGCTGTATGCAGACGAAGATGACGAGCCGCCAGAGAATGATAAGCGGCACGGAGCCGAAAGTGACCAGAGCGAACCACGTCCAGAAATGGCCCGCCAGGTTGTTGACGCCGAACAGGATGTGCAGCACACCCGGCAGCAGCACCAGGGTGATGGCGGTGTCCAGTGCCACGATGGAGCGCCCGATCGAGTAGCGCCACCACGGGGCCAGCACCGAGTACACGGCGATGAACAGCAGTCCGGCGAAAAAGGCCGCAAGCGTCTCCACGTGGCCCGCCGCGACCGCCCAGGTATCACCCATGGCCGTGTCCTTCCTTGAGCACTTGTGCCAGTACCTCGCTGAGCCCATTGCGGTCCCGGATCTTCTTGAGCCGGTAGAGGATGAGCTGTTCGCGGGCGAGCTTGACGCGCTGCTCGCGCTCCATGCGCTGCGCCTCGCGCAGGCGCTTGACTGTCTCGGGGTTCGGGGTCGTGCGCAGCTTACGCTTCATCGGACACCTTCCCTCGAGAGAGGACCTTCGCGATGATCTCGGCGGCCAGCGCGCCCGTCTCCACGCGCGCGGCCATCAGCCGGTTCGACTCGCGGGTGTGGTCATGGGCCTTCCGCTCCATCTCAAGATCCCGAAGCTTGCCCTGGAACTCGGCATCGGAGTGCAGCTTGCCGGTGACGAACAGAAAGAAGATGATACCGAGAGCCCCGAAGTTGGCGATGGTGGACAGGACTTGAAGCATCTCGGGTGTCGTCACGGCATCCACCCCGCCGATCCCCGCACGCGGGCCTCGCGAGTCCACGTGTAGAGGCCGTCGGCCGTCATGAGCAGCAGCAGCGGCATAGGGTCGCCCCCCCGGTTGATATGCAGATTCGGGTCCACCGGCTCGTCGGGCCCGCGCGGGCGCAGACCGCCCGGACCGGACCGTTCATAGACTGACT